ACGAATTAGAATCTAAACTAAATGAATCTACACAGAAAATCATCGACACTACTGCAGAACTCGAAGGATACAAGAGAAACACGATTATTCGTGAAGCATCTCGTGACCTTGCAGAGACACAAGTTGAAAAACTAAAAACACTCGTTGAAGATGTAGACTTTGGAAGTGAAGATGCCTTCACAAGTAAAGTAAACACAATCAAAGAGTCATACTTTAGTCAAAAAATCAAAGAAGAAGTAAGTCAAGACATCGCAGAAGACGCTAATGCTCAAACAGCAGAAGTATCTGACGTAATGGCATCTTACCTCTCAACAATTCGTAAAACAGCATTAAAATAAGGAAGTATCAAAATGCAACAATCATACGACACATTAATCGAAAAGTGGGCACCAGTCCTAGACGAAGGTCATGCAATTAAAGACCATCACCGTCGTCAAGTAACTGCCGCTATCCTCGAAAACCAAGAGAAAGCTCTAAACGAAGAGCGTTCAGCAATGCACGGTTTCTTAACAGAAGCAGCGCCAGGAAACGCAACATCATCTGTTGCAAACTTTGACCCAGTATTAATCTCATTAGTACGACGTTCAATGCCTAACCTACTCGCATACGACGTATGTGGTGTACAACCAATGAATGGCCCAACAGGTCTTATCTTTGCTATGAAAGCAAGATATGGTGCTGGTGCAACTTCTTCAACAGAAGCGTTATTCAACGAAGCACAAACACAGAAGTCTGGTGACCAAGCTGGAACACATGACTCAGATAACGCATCTGGTTGGAACGGCGCAGACTCAGAAGGAACACGTCTAACTTCACTTGCTGCTGGCGGTATGTCAACTGCAACTGCAGAAGCATTAGGTTCATCAGGTGGTGGAACATTCCAAGAAATGGGTTTCACAATCGAGAAACAAACTGTTACTGCTAAGTCGCGTGCTTTACAGGCAGAGTATTCTTTAGAACTTGCTCAAGACCTAAAAGCAATCCACGGTCTAGACGCTGAAACAGAGTTAGCAAACATATTGTCAACTGAAATCCTCGCTGAAATCAACCGCGAAGTTATCAGAACAATTAACTCACAAGCGAAAAGTGGCGCACAACAAGCATCAACTGCTGTAAACGGCGTATTCAGTGTATCAACAGATACAGACGGACGTTGGAGTGCAGAGAAGTTCAAAGGTCTTGGACTACAAATCGACAGAGAAGCAAACGTAATTGCAAAAGAAACTCGTCGCGGTAAAGGTAACATAGTAATATGTTCATCCGACGTTGCAACTGCATTAGCTGCTGCTGGAACTCTTGACTACTCACCAGCTATCGCTAACAACCTACAGGTTGACGACACAGGTAACACTTTTGCTGGTCTATTAAACGGACGTATCAAAGTATACATCGACCCATATGCAAGCACAGACTACATGACAGTAGGTTATAAGGGTTCAAACCCATATGACGCTGGTGTATTCTATTGCCCATATGTACCATTACAAATGGTTAAGGCAGTATCACAAGATACATTCGCACCAAAAATCGGGTTCAAAACTCGTTATGGTATGACTTCAAACCCATTCGTAGGTGCTACACCTTCTAACGGTTTGGCAACTGTCAAAACTAACCAGTACTACAGAATCATGAAAGTCACAGACATAATGGTCTAGTACTACTGTTTAAAAGATTTATTCTTTTGGGGAGACTTCGGTCTCCCTTTTTTTTGTCTAAAAATAAATGAAAAAAAGTGAAAATAACGCTTGACATTCTCTGTTCTATATGGTACTGTAAGACATAATAAGAAAGGAAATATTATGAAAATAAATAGAAAAGATATCGAGAACAACGAAACAACAAAAGAGTTTTTTGATTATGTTCTTAGTTTCTATGGTAAAGGTGGTCTTTATGACTTCGGTGCCAAGATTGATGATGTAATCACTGCAACGCAGATTTACATAAACAAAATCGTTACGAATAAAAATAAGTTTTATACTTGGGGTTATGGTGATAGTCTTGACCGCGAAAGAGTTCGTGACATCTTGTTAGATGAAGACATCTTCGGTTACGAGTGGAAAGCGAATGCTAAACTTCACTTAGACTTAACAAACTAAAAAAAGTGCTTGACATTATCTGTCAAGTATGGTATGGTAACACATAATAGAGAAAAGGAAAAAAATATTATGGAATACAAAACTTACAAATATGACGAAGAAGAGTTCCAAGCGAGCATTGAGGCATCAGTCAAAGAAGGAATAACATTAGGACTTTTCAAAGACCTTGATGGTGACCCTACTTTCGAAAAGGTCAGGACATACGTTCAGAAAATAGAAGATGCCGTCAACGAAGATGAAGCAATGCTTGCAAGTCTTCTTTCTGCAGGAGGTGCGTAACAATGGCATTAGTATTAGGATACACCAAAGAGAAAGAGTTCGTACAAGAATGTTTCAATACTCGTTTAGAGTTCGAACACAGATACCAAGAACTCATGGAGAGATTTGGTGGAATTGACTTTGAGTTTCTAAAGGAATATGAAGTCAGTGGTTACAACTCAAAACTTATAAAAGACATGAATATAGAAACGCAAATCAGAAAGGAAAATGTATAATGAAAGCGTATGAAGTGAAACTAAAGTTGAACACAAGGAACGAGGATTGGAAACGATTTGCAACCGCAAAGGAAGCAGTCAAGTTTATCCTAGACGAGAGACACACCGAAGGGTTCACGGTCTCTGGACGTACCTATGAAGAAAAGTTCGAAGAGTTAGAATGGATTGAGAAAGGTCGCATCGTAAATGTGTGACTTATTCTTCTCCTATATAATTACAAATGGAGTTGATAATGTTTGAGTTTTTTCTAGGATTAATGATTGGTAGTTTCGGAACTGTCCTATTTGTCTTTATGACAAGTGTTGATATAGATTGTGGTGGGTATACATCGATGACACCAGAAGAGGAAGAAGAAGAGAGAGAAATGTATCTTAGAGGTGAAGACTAATGGGTACTAAGGCAGGAAAGATTTGGGGAAACACAGAACTGATACACGCGAATGGTGTATTAGAGTTTCATCGTATCAACTACAAAAAGGGATACAAGTGTTCCGAGCATTTACATAAACATAAATGGAATGGTTTCTTTGTTGAGAGTGGTATTATGATTGTACGAGTATGGCAAGATGGAGAACAAGATGGTCTTGTTGATGAAACAATACTAACCGCAGGAGACTTCTGTCAAGTAAAACCTGGCAAGATACATCAGTTCGAAGGTATCCAAGATGGTGTTGCGTTTGAATTGTATTGGGCAGAGTTCGCCCACGATGACATTGAGAGACGGACTATAGGAACCGCTATAGGAGAATAAATTCTGAGAATTTGAATGTGACACTAAATGTCATGTACTCAGTACCACCCGTAGACGAGAAGTCCAACCCACTCAAATCCGTAGGAATAGCATCTCTGTATTTTATTTGATTGATTGTGTTGTTATGACTTGAGAGTACTGACAGGGTGATATCAGAATGTGTGGGAATTTGTGTAGACCTTCTGTCTGCAGACACTTGTCCTTCGTTGACATTACGGTTCAACCAATCAAACATTTCTCTGTAACCTTTCATGTCCTCATCAAGTAATATGGTAAACTCTACTGTACCGAAACTTACTCTATCGCCTGGCATAGGTATTTCGGTTACTCGTCTGCCAGGCAATGTGACAGGGTTTACTGTCATGTTGGGATGTGAAACTGACTGGACAAAGTATTCTAGATTGGGGTATCGTGAACGGTCAATACTAACACGGAAACCTGTGGGTTGTAAATAGTTTACATTAGATGTGAGTTCCGCATCTTTGATTTGAGTTTTGAGTGTCGCTGCATTTTGTGGCATTGTTAGTTCCTATATCTGTACTTCTATTTATATAAAATAATAGTACAAAAAAGAAACTTTTTACTTGACTTATTGTGATAACTATGGTAATATACAAGTATGATTAGAAAGGAAATATCATGACAAACAATTTTACTGAACTTGCACTGCAATGTTCATACGAACAACTAGCACATGCGTTATACCTAAAGGGTGAGATGGATGGTTATCAGAAAGTTACTGACAAGACTAAATGGAGAGAACCTGTAATGGCACAATACCTTGGTCACAATGCACACGAGAAAATCAGTGCGGGTGCGGGGAAAGACGAATATGGTTCAGATGCATTTGACCCTGCAACAGGTCGTTATGCAGAATACAAATCAATGGCACTAAAAGAAAAAGAACTTCGTAATCTATACGAGCAAGCAAAGGGTAACAAGGGTAAGACCTTCGCGCCTCTTACAGTGAAGGGTGTCTACAACGGTGCATACAAACAATCCGCATTGGATGCGTATGCAAACATTGACCACTACTTTGGTATATTCCATAAAGAAAGATGTCTAAAGATTGTTAGAGTAAACACTGATGAAGTCATCAGACAGTTGACAGAAAATAACAACAAACGTAAAGTGGGTGCAACTACTAACTGTAATAGTGTCACTATCAAACTGAGTGATACACATCTATATGAAGAGGCATACTCTGTATGATTGATATTAGAAACGTAGACTGTTTAGAGTTATTGAAATCTCTACCCGACAACAGTGTCCATCACATAAACGCAGACCCGCCTTACAACATTGGTTATGATGGGGGTGATGGTTGGGATACCTTCCCCGACGAAAAAACATATCTAGAATGGTGTAAGGAATGGTTGACCGAGTGTAGTCGTGTACTTGCACCTAATCGCATGATGTGTGTTTGGGGTACACAGAAGACAGATTTATTTTTCCGTCTCAAACTTGATGTTATGAATAACCTGTCTGGTATGGTAAGTCAACCCGCAATCCACTGGACATATAATTGGGGAGGACGAACCCGTATAAACTTTGCACACAAGATGGAGACCGCTTGGTGTTTCTCCAAGGGTAAAGACTTTCACTTTGACCGAACAAACATTGAGGTTGAACGTATTCTGAAGACCAATCTGAGAACAGGTAAACCGTTTGAGAACGGAACAATTCCTACCACGGTTTGGGATTGTACTGTGGGTAAGACTTCCGCAGAATTCAAAGAGTCAAAGTTTCACCCTACCGCAAAACCACAGAAAATTTTACAGAGAATGATTTATGCCTACACACAAAAAGGTGAGACAGTTTTTGACCCATTCTCTGGTTCGGGTTCTACTGCAGTGGCATGTATACATACAGGTAGGAAGTTTATTGGTTCAGAATTATATAAAGAATACTATGACAAGTCTCTGGAGAGAATTGATAACATGAATCCATTGGGGGTATAATGATAGACTTAGAATCAATATTGGCAGAGTGGAAAGAAGACTCTCTCATAAAAGAGGGTCAACTCGACAAGAATAGTATGGACACTCCCAAGATGCATGCCAAGTATCTTGAGTATCTATCCCTAACCAAACTACGATTGAAGAAGGCAGAGTTTTCTCAGAAGTCTCTGTTGAAAGATAAGTGGTTATGGTATAATGGGAAGATGGACGAAGAAACTATGAAGTCAAAGAACTGGTCACCCGACCCATTCAATGGACTCAAAGTATTGAAGGGTGACCTAGAAAAATACTACTACGATGCTGACCAAGAGATACAGGAAAGTGAAATACGCATTCAGTATCTAAAAACTATTGTAGAGACCCTTGAGAGTATCATGAACAATCTCAACTGGAGACACACCACGATTGGTAACATCATCAAGATAAGACAACTTGAGGCAGGATACTAATGAGTGTGGAAAGTGACGCAAAGGCATTCGCAAAAGAACGAGTTAACTTCCTTATAGATAATAACTACATTGATAAAAATCGACGTGAAGAAGTATTCGAAGCGCTAAGATATAAGTTTATAGAAGAAGATGCCCAAGACAGAGAATACATTGCCAAACACAATAACAGTGGGACTCAAAAACCATAGTATGATGTTGGTTGATGCGGAGGCGCATCAGATACCAGAACTACGCGAATACTTTTCTTTCTTTGTACCCAACTATAGATACGTCCCTGCCTACAAGAATAAAAAGTGGGACGGCAAAATCAAGTTATTCAATCAGGTCACTCGCGAACTCAATGTGGGTTTGTATGAACACTTGCGTAAGTTTTGTAGTGACCGAATGTATCCCCTACGATTACAGGAGACCGACTATGGACATCCTGCTCAGAAAAATAAAGTAGACCATCAAACCCTTGTGAAGTTTCAAGAGAGTTTAGGTTTACCTTTCCCCCTACGCGATTATCAGTACGAAGCAGTCTCTCACGGCATCGAGAAAAAACGCGCGATTTTATTGTCCCCTACAGGTTCGGGTAAATCTTTTATCTGTTATAATCTAATACAATGGTACATGGATAACTATGGCGACAAACAGATATTGATTGTTGTTCCTACAACAAGTCTGGTCGAACAACTCTATAAAGACTTTGATGAATATGGATTTGATGTAGAAGAGAATGTGCATCGTATCTATAGTGGTAAGGATAAGAATACTGACAAACCTATCATCATATCGACGTGGCAATCTATCTACAAGTTCAGTCGAGAATGGTACGAGAACTTTGGATGTGTAGTAGGTGATGAGGTTCATCTTTTCAAGGCAAAGTCTCTTTCGGGTATTATGAATAAGTGTGTGAATGCCGAATATAGATTTGGTATGACAGGGACACTCGATGGAACCGCAACAAATAAACTTGTACTTGAAGGATTATTTGGGCCCACTAAACGAGTGACGATGACACGTGACCTACAGGAGAAAGGCACACTTGCAAAATTAGATATCTCCATCCTATTATTGAGGTATCATAATGATGTGTGCCACTGGATGAAGGGTAAGACCTATCAAGAGGAAATAGAATATATTGTCACGAACGAGAAACGCAATAGATTGATTACTAATCTAGCGGCAGACCAGAAAGGAAACTCACTGGTGTTATTTCAGTTCGTAGAAAAACATGGTAAACCATTATTCGATATGATACGCGACAAGGTAGGCGAGAGACCCGTATACTACGTCTCAGGAGAGGTAGATGCAAAAGACAGGGAACAGATACGTGGTATTGTAGAGAAACAAAAGAATGCTATCATTGTTGCATCACTGGGAACATTCTCTACAGGTATCAACATAAGAAACCTACACAATATTATATTCGCATCTCCAAGTAAGTCTCAGGTAAAAGTATTACAATCT